GTAGTGTTTGGTGATGAGGCTCATCTATTTAAATCAAAATCATTAACTGAGATTATGACTAAACTTACCGATTGTAAATATCGTATTGGTCTGACAGGTACACTTGACGGTGCTCATACTCATAAGTTAGTATTAGAAGGATTGTTTGGCGCTGTTAATAAAGTTACATCAACAAAGAAACTTATGGATAAACAACAACTGAGTAATCTAGTTGTAAGATGTTTAATTCTCAAACATACTGAAGCAAACTCTAAGATGGTTGCCAGTGGTAAGTATCAAGATGAAATAGACTATCTAGTTACAAGTAAATCAAGACAAACATTTATTCGCAACCTAGCAATTAAACTCAAAGGTAATACTTTAGTATTGTTTCAACTAGTAGAGAAACATGGTAAGAATTTACATGAGATAATACAAGAAAAGGCAGCTGAAGGTCGTAAGATATTTTATATATTTGGTGGTGTTGAAACAGAAGAAAGAGAAAGAGCAAGAGCAATTGTAGAGAATGAAAATGATGCTATCATTGTTGCAAGTTATGGTACATTTTCTACTGGTATTAATATTAAGAACTTACACAATATTATATTTGCAAGTCCATCTAAAAGTAGAATAAGAAATCTACAATCTATTGGTCGTGGTTTACGATTAGGTGATAACAAAATTAATGCTACACTATATGATATATCTGATGACCTAACTTATAAGTCTAAAGAAAACTTTACACTAAAACACTTTCAAGAAAGAATAAACATTTATACCGAGGAAGAGTTCGAGTATGAGATTCATAACATAGAGTTAAAGGACTAATAAATAGTAGTATGGAAATTGATATAAAACTAAAACACGAACCTACACACCTAACAGATTATCGTATGGTTAAATTAGTTGATGGTACCTTATTGGTCGGTTCAATTATAGTAGATGGAAACTTTCTACGAATTGAAAGCCCTTTACAGTTATGTTCGGTTAATCGTATGACTGACTATGGTGTAAAAGAAGATTCAACATTGACGCCATGGATACCTTTTTGTAATGAAACATCTTTTAATATTTCTAAAGAAAAGATAATGGTTATAACATTATGCTCTCAAGAGTTAGCACATTATTATGAAGTTATAAAAAGTAAAGTAAATAAGAAGCTTCAAAAAGCACCTCTATCTCCTGAAGAAATGGAACATATCATGCAGGTTGCTGAAGATATGGATAGAGAAGAACACGCTGAAAAGATTGATGAGATTGATGAGATGTTTAATGGTCATAAAGTTACCAGTAAGATGTTACACTAGCTCTATAGCTAATTCTCAAAAGACTACATAGTCTATTATACACCTATTCCTAAAATTGTCAAGCACAAAATTAAATTAGTTAAACACTTGACATTATCAAGAAAATATAGTATAATAGGACACAGAAAGGTTAAATTATGGAAACAACACAGAAGTTAAAAAAACCAAAAGCAAAACCTCATTATGTAGATAATAAGAAGTTTTTAGTAGCGATGGTAGAATACAGAGAAAAATGTAGAGTAGCAGAAGAAAAAGGCAAAACTAAGCCTGATGTTACTAATTATATAGGTGAGTGCTTTTTAAAGATTGCTAATCACTTATCCTTTAGACCAAATTTTATTAACTATACATATCGAGATGATATGATATCAGATGGTATAGAAAACTGTTTACAATACATGAGTAATTTTAATCCAGAGAAGTCAAACAATCCGTTTGCATATTTCACACAGATTATATATTATGCATTTATAAGAAGAATACAAAAAGAGAAGAAACAAATGTTAGTGAAATCTAAACTTATACAAAATGCAGGTATAGAGAATATGATGGATCAACTAGCAGGTGATGATACACAGTATCAAAGTGCTATGTTAGAGTTTCTACAAAGAAACAGTAAAGAAGAACCACCAGAAGTAAAAAAAGTTAAAACTAAAAAATAATATATTATGAAAATTGCCCTACTAAACGATACCCATTTTGGTGCCAGAAACGATAGTCTTATATTTGATGATTACTTTCATAAATTTTATGATGATATATTCTTTCCTTATTTAGAGGAACATAATATTAAAACACTTATTCATTTAGGTGACATTGTAGATAGAAGAAAGTTTATCAACTATAGAATTGCACATAACTTTAGACATAAGTTTTTACAAAGATTATGGGCTGAGAAGATAGACACCCACATCATAATTGGCAACCACGATATATACTTTCGCAATACAAACAAAGTAAATGCTGTACAAGAACTATGTACAACACATGATGGTTTAAACGAACCATGGATATATGAAGAGCCAAAAGTAGCTGACTTTGATGGTATGAAAATACTGATGTTACCATGGATTAATCCAGAGAACGAAACAGAATCATTAGAAATTTGTAAGACGGCAGAGGCAGATATTTGTATGGGGCATTTAGATTTAAATGGTTTCAGAATGATGGATAGTATGGTACAGACACACGGCCATGATAAAAGTATTGTACAAAGATTTGAAAAAACATATAGTGGTCACTTTCACCACAAGAATGATGACGGTCAGATATTCTACCTAGGTAGTCAATATGAAATGACTTGGTCAGACTATAACAATCAAAAAGGTTTTCACATACTCGATACAGAAACAAGAGAGATAGAGTTTATACCTAATCCATATACTATCTTTAAAAAACTTATGTATGATGATACTGAAACAAACTATGATAAATTTGATGTAACAGACTACAATCAAAAATTTGTGAAACTTGTAGTTGTGAGTAAAAAAGATAATCAGATGTTTGACAGATTACTTGAAAGAATGTATAATAAAATAAGTGTACATGAACTAAAGATACTAGAAGATTATTCTGACCTATCTGCTACAAATGTAAGTGATGATGTAGTTGAAGGCTCAGAAGATACAATGACACTAGTAAATAACTATGTGGATCAGTTACCAGTTGATTTAGACAAGGAGAAACTTAAAGTTATGATTAGAGAAACATTTATAGAGGCACAGGATACTGATGTTATTACCGAATAAAAAATACGATATAATATATGCTGACCCACCTTGGAACTTTAAATCGTATTCCAAAAAAGGTGATGGTAGAAATGCTACACAACATTATGATTGTATGTCAATAAAAGATATTTGTAATTTACCAATAAAAGATATATCGAAAGATAGTAGTATGTTGTTTATGTGGGTTACCGACCCTTTGTTGGAGAAAGCATTTGAAGTGATAAAGGCTTGGGGGTTTGTATATAAAACAGTTGCATTTACTTGGGCAAAATCTAACAAGACTAACCTAGGAATGTTTACTGGTTTAGGATATTGGACTAGAAGTAATCCAGAAATGTGTTTACTTGCAACAAAAGGTAAACCAAAAAGAATTAGTAAGTCTGTGGCACAATTAGTTATAGATCAAAGACGAGAGCATAGTAGAAAACCTGACAGAATAAGAAACGACATAGTAAAATTATGTGGCGACTTACCTAGAATAGAGTTATTTGCTAGACAAAGATTTGAAGGATGGGATGCTTGGGGTAATGAGATATGATAGTATTTAAAAAAATAAGATATAAAAACTTCTTATCAACAGGCCAACAGTTTATAGAAATAGAGTTAGACAAATCTCCTACAACATTAGTTGTTGGTGAAAATGGTGCAGGTAAATCTACCATGTTAGATGCCTTATGTTTCGGATTGTTTCAACGAGCCTTCAGAACAATTAAGAAAGACCAACTAATTAATACAATCAATGAAAAAGAATGTGTTGTTGAAGTAGAGTTTGTTGTTGGCACAAAAGAATATAAGATTATACGAGGTATCAAGCCTAATATATTTGAGATATGGTGCAATAACGATATGTTAAATCAAGATGCTGCACAAAGAGATTATCAAAAACATTTAGAACAAACAATACTGAAACTAAACTTTAGGTCATTTACACAGGTTGTAATATTGGGTAATGCTTCGTTTGTTCCTTTCATGCAACTAAAGGCTCGAGATAGACGCCAAGTTGTAGAAGAAATATTAGACATAGAAATATTTTCTAAAATGAACTTTATGTTTAGAGAGAAACAAAAGATACAAGATGAAACAATCAAACAAGCAGACTTTCAATATCAACTAATAGATGATAGAATAGATACACAAAAGAAACATATAGATGATATTAGTAATAAAAATAAAGATACTGCTGACTCAAAGAAGATAGAGATACATCAAACAGAAACAGATATAAAAAACTATGTAGAGGATATTAGGAGAGTTAAGGTTGAGATTGCAGGCCTACAAAAAGAAATACTAGATCAAACAACAACAAATACTAAACATCAAAAGTTACACACCATGGAAGCAAAGTTAGAAAACACTTGCAACAAACATAAAAAAGATTTGAGATTTTTTGAATCACATGATGATTGTCCTACTTGTCAACAGGCAATAGATAAAGCATTTAAAGAAACAATGATAGATAAGAAGAAAGAAAAGGTTGTTGAGATTGATGTTGCCATGGCTCAAATGGAAAAAGAGATTACTAAAACTACAACCAGACTATCAAAGATTAATGAAGTTATGGTTGCTATCAGAGAAAAAGAATTGTTAATCAATCGTTATGATACATCTATAAGTGAAATAGAAAAACAAAAAGAAAGAATACATAAAGATATTTTAGAACTATCAGATGAAAAGTTTTCAACAGGAGTTGCTACTGGTGAATTAAATCA